GAAGAAAGCCCCGACTCCCACGATCAATTTGTATCAATTTTAGTTGACATGGGGCTGTCAGCAGAACAAGCTGAAGCTGTGCATACGATGGCTATGGACTTAATCGATGCAGGCGAAGGCGAAGAAATCACAGAAGAAGTGAGTGAAGAAGTAAAAGTCGAGGCTTCACGCCAACGACGAAACCGACGAAGCCGACGAGCAGAATTTTCTCGTGGGCGTTCACAACGGCCTATGCGCCGTGAACTATCCGCTACGGAGGAAATGGAACAACGATTGAATCGCTTGGAGCGTTCTAACCGTGCTTTGCGTAGTCAGCTACGCGAATTCGGGGCAGCACCTGCTACCCGTGGAGTACGAACTGCGCCAACGCAATTGTCTGAATCCAAGGTTAAACCAAATCTTACTGCACCAACAGCGGCTGCATTGGAGATGATTAATAACTACCGATAATGCAACATAATTATCCAACAGTACAAAATCGCGCAGTACGCCGTCGATTTGCTAACGATGGGCCAACGGTTAATCCTACTACTACGTATGCAGGTGTGCTTGCTGCGCCTTTCGTTGCCCCAGCCCTTAAATTGGCTGACACGTTAAACAAAGGTTTTGTACGTCAGATTGACGGAATCCAAAACAAAGCAGTAATTTCTAGCTTGTCATCTACAGGTGTAATTCAAGCTGCTAACTGTGCATGGAATGACAATGATTCCTTGACTCTTGGTGAGCGCGTTCTTGAACTAACAGACCTTGCAGTTATGGAGGCTTTGTGCCGTGGTACTTTGCTTCCAACGTGGGCAGGTATGACAGGCGCACGGGAGACTATGACAGCGGGATCACCTGAATTTGTAAACTTCACTATGGCAACCGTTGCAGGCTATGCTGCACAGGGTGTTGAAGTTGGTATTTGGCAAGGAGCAATGACAACAGGTCAAAAAGGCTTTTTGTCAAATGATGGGGTTTTGGATGCCGCAGGATACGCTGCGTCAATTTTAGGCGGTGCAACGGCTACCAATGAAGAAGTAGTTACGGCTGCTGGTTTTGATGCAGCTAATATTCTTGGTGCAGCTGGTGCATTTTCAGAAGTGTACAACAATGCGCTTACAAACTGCCCTGCTATCTTAAATCGTACTGACGTTGCTTTCTACTGCTCGCCAAAAACAGCAGGTTCGTATATGCAAGGTCTGGCTCTTTCAGGTCAGCAACAAGGTGTGAATTTGCAGTCTACTAACCAAGCGTTTGATACATTGCAATACCTAGGTATTCCAATTTATGTATGTCCTGGAATGTTTGACGATGCTTTGATTCTTACTTATGTAGAGAACTTGGTAGTAGGTTCAAACTTGAACACGGATTACACGACTGCACAGTACATTGACGATTGGATGTATTCAGGTTCTGACTTGGTTAAAATCGCTATGCGATTTGGAACAGGAATGCAGGTAGGAATTCCTGGTGATGTCGTAGTAGGTACTTATACTCTTGCTTAATAAGTAAAGTATGGCTTGCGATATTTCAAGCGGACGGATAGTCGATTGTAAAGATCAAGTCGGCGGGATTAGCCGTGTATACATAGGCAACTATGCAGACATGATTAATAACGCTACGTGGACAGCAGCAACTAACGATACAGTTACTGCTATTGCTGCACAAGATTTTTATCAATTTGACGTTCGCCCCGAAACGAGTTCTATGACAGTCACTTACGCAAGTGACCCTGCCGCAGGAACTACGTTTTTCGAACAAGCATTATCTCTGACATTTCAAAAGCTGGATGCTACAGATATTGCTGATATACGCGCGCTGTGCCAAGGGCGGCCTAACATTTGGGTTGAAGACAACAATTCCAATGTATGGTTGCTAGGTGCAGAATTTGGATGTAACGTAACAGGGGGCAACCTTGTTACGGGGACATCTTTTGCAGATTTGACGGGTTACACTATTGACTTCTCAGGACGAGAATCAAACCCTGTTTGGATTGCATCACCAGGTTCGGTGGGTAGTCCATTGAGTGGGGTAACGGGTGTAACTGTATTATAAATTTGGGTTAGAGGAAAGGGGGGGAAGGTTCTGCTTTGCCTTCCCCCTTTTTTTCATTACAAAAGACAGAATATGATACAACTTACCAACGATGCAGGTTACCAATCGTTCTATCTAAAGCTAGATGGATATGACACTACAGCATTAACGAACGTCAGGGTTACAATCGTAAATCAATTGACTGGTAAGTTGACGGCTTTTGGATCGGTTACGCCTACGGCAGCCAACGGTAGGTATACGACCATTCAAATCGAAATAGCGGCTAGTCCAAAACTTGTTGAAGGTTTGTATTTGTTGACAGTCAAAAATGATGCAAACAATGTAACTTACGCTAAACGTCTTGCGTTTGTTTCAAGCACACCTGCCTTTGAAGAATCGACATACACGCCGTATGAAGAAAACGATACAGACGCATACAACGTATACGCACAATGAATAAGCAGAACTTCTCAATTTTACAGTATCAAGCTACTAACGTTCCTCTTTTTCGAGAGAGTCAGAATAAGCTGTGGATTGATATGGGCGTTGACAATCTCTACCCACACTACTTAGAAGAACTTTTTGCTAGTTCAAGTATGCACGGTGCAATCATTAAAGGCGCAAGCGAAATGATTTATGGTGAAGGCTTGAATGCAATTGGAAAAGATAAACACGTTGACCAATGGCTAAAGGTAAATTCTATTTTTGGCGATGGATCGTGTTTAAAGAAAGCTGCCTTTGACCTAAAGCTATACGGTCAATGCTACTTAAATATCATTTGGAGTCAAGACCGAACTACGGTTAGCCGTGTACACCATTTGCCAGCAGCGACTATCCGATGCGGCATAGCTGACGATGAAGATAATATCCCTTTGTTTTATCATAAAAAGGATTGGGACAAACAGCAAGAAGAGCCTTTAGTCATTCCCGCTTTCAATACTAACGATAGAACTGCGCCTTCGCAATGCTTGCATATCAAAATGTATACGCCGTTATCGTTTTACTATGGCGCACCCGATTATCAAGCAGGCACAAATTGGGCGCAAATAGCGTCTGATTTATCCGACTACCATCTTTCCACAATTTCTCAGGGCTTCTTTCCTAGTACCATTATGTCTTTTTTTGGGGGCGTACCAACAGAAGAAGAACGTGCTGAATTAGAGCGATTAGTTTATAACAAGTTCGGAGGGGCGAACAACGCAGGTAAAATCTTGATGACGTTTAATGACTCACAAGACACCGCCCCAACTGTTGAAAGTTTTAATATATCCGATGCTCACCAAATCTTTGACTATCTAAGTGAGCAATGCGATAAAAAAGTATTGTCAGCGCATAGGGTAACTTCTCCGTTGCTATTTGGTTTGCGCGATACAGGAGGGGGTTTTGGAAACAATGCTGATGAGATGAAAGAGTCGTATGACTTGTTCTATAACACAGTCATTTTACCTTTTCAACGTCTATTGCTTGACGGCTTACGTCCAGTCTTTGCAGCGAGTAACGTTACGCTTGAATTGTACTTTACACCTATGAAGCCTGCGTCATTTGTAGACGTAGATAATTTGTTTAATCCTGTAGCAGCAGGCGATAGTTCAGATAAAGATGCGAGTTATGATGGCGGGCAAATCGGAAGCGCGGTTGATGTCTTAGTCAAAGTGCAAGAAGGGCTTATTACAGTTGATCAAGCTAAAGTATTCTTAGTGCAGATGTTGCAATTTACACCTGAAGTAGCAGATGCTTTGTTCAGGGAAGGCGTAGACGCAATCGAAGAAGTACAGAAGGAAGAGGTACAAGAAGAAGCAATTGCAGAAACGCAGTTAAAAAAAAAAGACTCTGAGTTAAAGAAGCGCATGAGGGCTTTGGATGCAAGGTTGGGCGATGATTACTATCACGTAAAATCGGAGGCTGTAGGTAGCGATGGTATTGACGCGCTGTTACACGCTAAAAAACATTTTTTTTACGCGGAATATTCAGACGTAGAAAACGTTTCTGATTACGGGGATATTATAGGTAGAGATGGCTATCTGTTTGCCGTAAGGTATCGCTACGAAGAAACGGCTACGACACCTGCCCAAAGCAACGAGAGCAGGGACTTTTGCGTAGACATGATGGATTTATCAAACGCAGGTGTTATCTATCGTTATGAAGACATTGAAGAAATGTATGGTGAGAACGTTGAGTTTTTCCATAAGCCTTCGATGCCTTACGATATTTTTGAATGGAAAGGTGGAATTTATTGTCGACACGGTTGGCAGCGGGAAATTTTTATTTACGCTCCTGATGGTGAGCCGCAAGAAATGGAGATGATAGAAATTGAGGGAAATTGGGATGATGTAATGGAACGAGTTGGAAACAACCCTGACATTGTACAAAAAGGAGAAGAATATATTGCACCGATTGACACACCATCAAGGGGCGCATACAACTAAACAACATGGCAACTACACTATACATAAGTTCAAGCAAGCTAAAGCGAGATACAGCACTTGGAAGCACGGTTGATGACAACCTCTTGCAGCCTTACATAAAGATTGCACAGGACAGATGGATTTTACCTGCTTTAGGTACAGAACTAGAAAACAAAATCAGCGCATTGATTGATGCTGATGAAGTAGCAAATCCTGGTAACGAAGCCTACGCAACGCTTTTAAACGATTACATACAGCCGTGTTTGGTGCAGCTTGCTTTTACGGAAGTTGCCTATGTAGTGCGTATGAAGTTCGCAAACAATAGCGTAGTAGTAAACGGATCAGAACAAGGTTCTGCCGCAAGCCTTACAGACATTAAAGTTATTGTAGAGCAATCAAACGAAATCGGTATGTTTTACCGTCAGCGTATGATTACGTATCTTCAGTTTAACAGCGGTTCATTTCCTGAATACACATCAAATACAGGGGCTGACCTTTCACCATCTCAACGCAATTATTTTGGAGGACTCAACGTGTACCCAAGAATTCCCACGAACAATCAACTCAAAGCAGTTGCAACAGCTTTGGGCATTAGATATTACAACGCGTAATCATTTGAAACTTCAGAAATACTTAAACGATGTCAACCAAAGTAACCGACTTAACGGAGTTAGCAGCAACGCCTGACAGTACAGACGTTTTACACATTGTAGACGTAGGCGATACTTCAGGAGGATCAGCAGGCACAAGTAAGAAAATTAAGGTCAGCAACCTTTTAGCTAGTGGGGGCGCGGTTGATTCTGTCAATGGACAAACAGGTGTAGTAGTTCTTGAGATGAATGATATAGATGATGTCAACGCAGCTGCACCTGCGGACAATATCGTTTTATCATACGATACGGCTACAAGTAAGTACATAGCCGATACGCGACTAACTACGCTATACACAGAATTTAGAAATGGTACTGCGGTAAATGTATATGCAGACGGAACAACTGCAACGCAAGGAAGAATCGAGTTAACGGCTACAGGGGCAAATCTAAAAACAGGCGTAACAGGAATTGACGTTACAGAAACGAGTCCAGGCGATATAGATTTTACTGTAGCTACGGATGCAACGGGTAGCACAACGTTTACTGCGCTTCACTTAGACGGAACGACAGTTGCAAACGAAGCCAATCTAATTGTTAAGCTAGGATGTTTTTTAGCCATTGAAGGTACAAGCAATGCACAGGCTAAATTTCGCAGCACAAATTCAGGCAACACACTATACAACGTCCCTGCTTCTTCAGGAACTTTAGCTTTAACTAGTGATATTCCAAGCGTACCTGTTGATGATGTAACAGGCGGTACAGGAATTACAGCTAGTCCAACAACAGGAAACGTAGTTGTTACTTTAGACAACACAGCAGTTACACCAGGTAGTTACACGAGCGCAGATATAACAGTAGATGCACAGGGGCGCATTACGGCAGCAGCTAACGGAAGCGGTGGGGGCGGTAGCGGAATTAAATTTTCGACAGCGTTCGGTGGGCGGTGGGAATTTTCCACAAGTGAAACAGGCGCAACTAAATGGGTAAATTTAGGCGGTTACAACGGCATGAGTTTTTATAATTGGACTAATGGTCAAACGGCAACTTTGTCTGCTGACCCACCAACGGTTGGTTCATCTACTTTAACTTTAAATTCATATTTCTACGGTAAATATGGGTGGATCACACCTACGGCAGGAACATTAAAAATTAACGCAACCTGTAGTTGGGACACAATGACTGCGGGTGGGGCTGGTGAGGTTATGGAATGGCTTTGTTTAAAAGTTCCTGGAACTGAGTTAAACGGGACTTTTCAAGGCTCAGTTGCAGGTACTGTTTGTGCTTACGGCTCAGTTACTTGTCCATCAAGCAACCCAAATATTAGCCCAAATTCTCTTGCCATTACAGGAGGAAGTGTATCGGCAGGCGATGTTATAATGACATTAGCACGTTTTAAAAATGCTACATTTACTTCCACACAATATATTCAAAGTAACGTATCATTTACAGTAGAATGAGCAATCACACAAAAACACCTGAACAAATGCACTCTTTGGTAGCTGATATGTTAGCGGCTCAAACGGATGCAGAAAAAATTGTTCTTATTGAAATATTTTTACAATCGTTTGTAGATGATTTTTACGCCTCTGAAATTGAAGAGCCATGAATTACGAATTGATTAGCGTAGCGGTGGGTGCAGTCGGTGGGATAATCGCAACTTATGTGAAGATGGAAAACGAACTGACTAAAGTAAAAAGCCGTTTGATTAGCTTAGAGAAACAAGAAACTAGGGTGCAACAATCCTTAGACGTTTTGCTAGAAGGCGTAAACGAAATCAAATTGCTACTCGCTAAAAAAGGAATAGAATGAATGCAGATTAAGATGTCTACTCGCTTAGTTGTTTTGACTAAAACAAAGGCTTTTAAAATTCCATTGGATCGCAGAGGATGGTTGCAAGGAATAAACGAAGGGAAGGTTTGGAAGGATTACAAAAGAAGCGGTTATCTTGCTCCGTTGCTTTGGTCGTTTGGTGGGTTTGTTTGTATGCGGAGAATCGCACCTACTAACGAAATACCTTCGCAACTTGTTGCAATAATTAAAGCTACTATTCCCGCTTTCGACATAACTAACTGTGACTTGTACCGTTTAGAAAATTGGGGCGAGTATAGGGGTTCTCGTGTTCTTTTAGATTACGGTATCGACGAACGCATTTCAACAATGTACGCATGAAACTACGAAGGCAATATGAAGATAGTTTCTACTTGGTAGTAGTGGGTTTGGTTGGGTTGCTTTTATCTGTGCTTTATTTGCTATGAGGCAGCTTAAAAAAATTATTCTGCATTGCACGGCTACCAGGGAAGGGCAAGAATTAGACATAACAACCATTGACCATTGGCACAGAAAAAGGGGATGGTCAGAAATCGGTTATCACTACGTGATTTATGCTAATGGGTTTATAGCAACAGGAAGGGACATAAGAAAAAAAGGTGCGCACGTTAAAGGAGAAAATCATGATTCCGTAGGTGTCGCATACGTAGGGGGACTTGATCAAAATTTAGTACCAACAGACACAATGACCATGAAGCAAGAACTAGCTTTTTTGCATTTAGTAAATTCCTTACGTGTCGTGTTTGGTGAACTATCTGTACATGGACATAATGAGTATTCAAGCAAAGCCTGCCCTAGCTTTAACGTGCAGGAAAAATATAAATTCTTAAATAAATAAAGATGGATTTTCTACTATCGAACTGGAGCGAAATTGCGCTCATTTTAATCACGGCAGGATCAAGTTATACTGCCTTAACCGAAACAAAAGCTGACGATAAAATTTTTAATGTTTTGTCACGGATTTTGCAAGCGGTAGTTTTTGGAAAAAACCGAGGCAAGAAGTAACTTGTAAGCGTATTTTACGTGTTCTTTCTCTGAATCCCTGCCTAACGAGGTGGGGATTTTTTGTGCCTAAATAATTCAAATGTTGCATTATTGATTACTTTACACTATATTGGCGTTATGAAAAACAACACGATAGATATTTACAGAGAGTACCGATGGATTGATAGAACCGAGGTATTCTATGAATTGCACAAAGGTTTGAAAGAATCAGGTGATGACCCTGCAATGGAAGCAGAAGTAAAGGCCTTGCTTGAGAAATGCGAGGCTAAACTAGCAGACTATACAAAGCTACGACAAGTACACGCTAAGACGGTAGCAGACAATTTTATGCTAGGAGTACACAAATTAGTAGAAAGCATTAAGTAATGACACACTATATAGACGTAAGGGAAGGCACACATTTAGAAGTGTCTTATAATTATTATCGGTCAGTAACATCGAACGATTACGATGTGCCGCCTGACCCTGAAGAATTTGAAATAGAAAAAATAGAGTTAGTCAGCGATTCAGGCGTTCGCATGGATATAACCAGTTTGACGGAAGACTTGTTAAACGTCTTGCGATGGGATAAAATCAACGAAGAAATCTTTAACCAACATAATTAAAATGAGCAAAATTATTCAAATGCAGTCGTGGGGCAAGCCTTGGAAAAATGACCAAGGAGTTGATTGCTTCAATTTCGAAGTGCTGCTAGACGATCAACGTAGCGCAATTGTAACCGCACAAAGCGAAACACGATGGCAAGTAGGCAACGAATGCGAAGTGACCAAAGAATGGACAGATAAGCAAGGCAACAAACGTATGTCACTAAGCAAGCCCAAATCAGAATGGCAAAGCAAAGGAGGTGGGGGTAAGTCTGCTGAAGACCAGGTACGTATTGGCAGACAATGGGCTATCAATACATCAATTAACTATTTGCAACTTGTCGTTACGGCCACAGGTCAAATGACACCCGATGAAATTGCTAGGGCAGCACGTATGTTTATTGATATGCGCGATGGCTTAGATGACTTTAAGTACGACCAAGTAAATAATGATGACTTGCCTTTCTAATGAATGAATTTATAACAACGCCTACATCTGAAGATAGGTATAATGACATCGTACATAATTTTTTTTTATGGCTTCAAAGACAGCCGCAGATGCGTAAGCACATGAACAAAGACAACGTGTCTACACTTGTTTTTCAATTAGGATATACGCTAGTAAATGGTAAGGACGGTGAGAAATTTTTGCACCCAACCAAAACAGCAATTCAGCATGATTGTGATTTTCCTGCGTATTGGAAAGAGTTTGACAAGTCGGGTGACGTTAGCGACATAAAAGGATTTCGGAAACCAAAGAAGAAAAAAAAAGCATAAAATGGGAAAACTAAAACAAAGCCTTGAAGACGGGCATATATTGGAATACAGGTATATACACGAGCCGTTGCCTGAAGATTTGAAATGGGCGGTAGGATGTGCATCAGCCTTTTCAGATAGCCCTGAAGAAACAAAGCAAAACGCTCTGTTATTGTTACAAACCTTAGACGAACTAAAAAATGACTTTAGAAACTTTCATTAAGATTAAGTTTGGCACACAGAACAAGCTGGGCGAAGCCTTAGAAGTAGGTCAAAATACCGTGAACAGATGGTATAATAACGATCCTAAAAAATTCTTTACGCACGTACAGCAGCTTGCAAAATGGGGCGATGTGCCTGTTGAAGAAGTAGTAGATATGATTGAACAACGCTGTACGGATGTTCGACACTTACAAGCTGTCCGTAAATGAATTGCGTTTGCTTAGAAAGCAACTGTATTATCTCCATGCAGAAATGACTAAGTACAAGCGGCAAATGGTGACTGATGAATTAGCTACAATAAATCAGCGGTTACACGAGTTAACAGGAGAGCATAAATATCTACTCAAATGAACAACAGAGAATTTAAGGGCGTATGGATACCAGCGGATTTATATCTAAATCAAGACTTGAATTGGACAACGAAATTAATAATCCTGGAAATTGATTCGTTTAGTCGTAACGGTTTGCCTTGCTTCATAAGTAATGCTCACCTGTGCAGTCACTTACAATGCTCACAGAGTACAGTTGAAAAAGCATTAAAGGCAGCAGAAGATGCGGGATTTATAACCCGTACACGAGAGATGATTGGAGAGCATACCCGTAGAATTTTACGGATGAATACCGTAATAAATGACGGGGTTAACCCGTCAAAAACTACGGCTACTACCCGTAAAAAAGTACGACATAATAATACAAGGAACAGTACAAGTAACAAACCAATGAAAACAAGCAAGCCTAATGCGCAAGAATGTTATTTGTACTTTGCAGAATTAGGAGTTGAAAATCATTACGACGAAGCAGAAGCATTTAAAGATTGGTATGATCAAACTGGATGGACTTTAAAAGGAGGCAACAAGATAAAAGATTGGAAAGCAACAGCGCGTAATTGGGTGCGCAGACAAAAAAAACAAAGCGATGCAACAGCTACAAAAGGATTCAAGCAAACAAATTTCAACGCTGAGAACATTAAGTCTTTCGTTACTGAAGGATAGCAGCATACAACTTAGCCCAACGCAAGCATGGGATGAAGGCACGAACATAAAGCAAGCCTTAGCGATTGCGCCTGAAATGGTTCGGGGTTGGATTGTGTCTGAGGTAGGGCGAATGATTAAAGAATTGAATTATAAGGTGACGATTCAGAGCGATGAAGAATTGATGTTTTGTTGCAGGTCAATTATCGAAGAGCATCCGACTTTGAAGCTAGAAGAAATACGTGTGTGCTTTAACATGATACGCAAAGGCAAATACGGAAAGATGTTCGAACGCTTAAAGACTCCTGAGATACTGACGTGCTTGCAAACCTACCAGGGCGAAACACGCGCAGAAATTTTAGAGCAACGAGCGAAAAATAAAAAGCACGAAGCCACAGAAAAGACTGATGAGGTTTTGCAGCCTTTAGGTTTAGTGGAATTGTACGACAAGCTGCAAGTAAAAGAACACGTACCAACCAAAGAAGGCATAGGTACTAGACTAAAAAAGAAAAATGGATGGGACAAATGAATGAATTAATAAGCAATTGTTGCGGCGCACCTAAATTTGGAGATTGGGAAATATGCGCTGAATGTCTAGAACACACAGACTTTATCGAAGAAGATGATGATCACGAAGAGTAAAGCCAAAGTAAAACTTGACAAGGCTTTAAGCGACTACGTGAGAAAATCAAACGCAGATGAATTTGGGCAAGTAAATTGTTTTACGTGTACAGCGAGGAAAAATTGGAAGCTAGTTGATTGCGGCCATTTTATAACGCGATCTAAGATGAGTACCCGTTGGCTATATAAGCCTGAAGAGGGCATGGTCAATATGATGCCCCAATGTAAGCAATGCAATTTGACAGGCGGTCAACAGTATTTGTTTGCAAAGAGATTAGACGTAATTTACGGCGAAGGCACAGCAGATAAAATACTGCGCAAGAGCAATGAAACCACAAAATTTAGCATAGCAGAACTACAAGAGATGACTGCATACTACAATGACTTGTTTCGAAAACTTCCTGGTTAAAGAATACGACACCTTAAAAAGGTATGGTGACCGTTTGGTTGGCGAGGCTTGGGGACAAGATTTGCTACACGATATGTCGATTACTTTTTTAAAGAAGGGAGATAAACTAGACAAGCTATGCACACGAAAAGAAATGCTGCCTTACATGAAACGGGCTATGCGTATTGCCAGTTGGCATGAACACGGCAAGTTTTACAAACAGTACAAAGAGTACGAAAAACGAAAAGCGAATTTAGATGTCGAGCAGGTTTTGATAAAAGAACACGAAGTAATAGAGTTAGAGAAAAAACAACTTGGAACTGTATTCACTTTGCTTGAAGAGATAAATTGGTTCGACAGAGAGATATTTAAAGCCTATTTTTTACACAGTCACACACTACAAACATTAAGCGATGCCACAGGAATTAACAGACAAACAATCTACAGAAGCATTAGGAAAGCCCAAGCGCACATCAAAGCCAAGACGAAAGAAATCTAAAGGCTTAGGCGATGACATTGAAAAGTTTACGGAAGCCACAGGCATTAAAAAAGTCGTGGAGAAAGTATCGGAAATTACGGGCAAAGACTGCGGATGTAAGAAAAGAAAGGAGTATCTTAATAGAAGGTTTCCCCGTTATGATGGCATGAGCAAAGCCGATCAAAAAATATGGGTAGATGTATTGAAGCCTAAGTTTCAAGAAGGAGCGACAGTTTCATTGGCTTACCAGGAAACGTTCATTGACGTATACCAACGCACATTTGGAATCCGTTTGAAAAAAACGAATTGCGGAAAATGCGTATTAGAAAATCTAGAGCAACTAGAAAAGGCATACGCTATTAGCTGCGACAAATGAAGATACTATGTCCTGCTATACTTGACGGCTACCAACGCAGAAAGGATCGTAGCGTAAGTTTGCGCTTGCTTACCCAAGAGCAGACGAGCCAAGACCTAATGAACATTGACAGTTTGTTAGACACATTCGGCATACTGTACTTTAGGGCTGATGATTCGCCTGAAGACAGCGTACCGTTTGAAGAGTTAGACAGCATAGAGTTAGACTTGTACGATAAGAAGAAGACACAGAGCCAAAGGCTACGTGCCGTACTCTACAAGTTGTACAAGCAAGAGGGAGGGGAAGGAGAATTTAAAGACTACTACAAGGTAAAGACAGAGAAAATCATTGAACATTTTAAAAGCAGATTACAAGATGAGTAAAGCATCAATTTTAGCGCACGAAGAAATCAAGCCCAAGAAACTATCTATTGAACAACAGATATATTCTTACCTGGAAAACAATGGCGCAACTAGTCTACAGATGATTGAGTTTCATTTGGGACTAAAGAATCAAACAGCGTCAGCAAGATTAAGCGAGATGCACGACAAAGGCATAGTATGTTTTGATGCCTACGGTTCATATCGGGTGACGCATGATGAAAGAGAAAAGAGGGAGGTAGAGTGGCTTCGAATGCGTGACAAATACGAAAAGTGGAAAAAGCAAGGTGTAAAGAATGGGTGGTTAATTAGTGACTTTGATTCCCGCACCCAAAAAAAAGCGGAATGACACACGCAAGTTTGTTTAGTGGCATTGGAGGCTTTGACCTAGCAGCTCAATGGGCAGGGTTTACTAATGTCTTTAATTGCGAGTGGGAAGAATTCCCTCGCAAAGTCCTCAAACACCACTTTCCCAATGCAGAACAATACGCAGACATACACGACTTCGACGCAACTAAGTATAATGGACGAATTGACATTCTTAGCGGAGGATTCCCATGTCAACCGTTTAGCGTTGCAGGAAAGCGAAAGGGATCAGAGGATGAACGCCACCTGTGGCCTCAGATGCTTAGAGTTATCGGAGAGTGTCAACCCCGTTGGATCGTGGGCGAGAACGTTCGCGGGCTTGTTAGTTGGTCGGACGGATTGGTACTCGAAACGTGTTACTCTGACTTGGAAAATCTTGGGTACTCCGTCCAATCGTTTATTATTCCAGCTTGTGCCACAAACGCTCCCCACCGACGCGACAGAGTTTGGATTGTTGCTCACTCCGACAACTTCAGAACCAGTTCACGACTTGGAGAAGTTCAAAGCAAGGATGGAGAAATACCCGAACGGAACAACGATGCCAAACCTAGCGACACAAGTACACGGAATGCTCCCAACGCCGACAACGAAGAACGTAACGGGAGGTGCAGTCCAAGTGAACGAGAAAGGCAAGAGGCAGAACAAAGGGGGGACGGAATTTTCAGCGCAGCTGCACGACTTAGCAAAAAGCGGGATGCTTCCAACACCGACAGCGCAACAAGAACGAGCGAACGCATCAATCGACAGGGGAAAGGGGAATTTATCAGACGAAGTAGCAACACGATTCCAGGTGGGTGGGAAGAGTTCCCAACTGTCTCCCCTGTTTGTGGAGGAGATGATGGGCTTCCCAAAGAACTGGACGGTATCACCCTTCCAAAGTGGAGAAGAGAATCAATAAAAGGATACGGAAATGCCATAGTGCCACAAGTAGCACATCGTATATTTGAATCTATCAAAGAGTACGAACACCTGTAAATAACAGAAAAAAACAGACATGGCTAAGTACGATAAAGGACAATCGGGAAATCCTAATGGAAGACCAAAAGGTGCTAAGGGCAAAATATCTAGCGAAGCACGGCAATTGTTTGTCCAGGTAATGGAAGGCGAGATGGATAACATTAAAGATTCATTGGGCATCTTGCGTGAGAACAGCGACGAGAAATACCTGAAGGCTTTAAGCAGCTTGATGCCATACTTTATGCCTAAGCAAGTAGAAACAGACGTAACCATTTTAGAGGCTATTAAGCCCCCTTCGTGGTTTGATGAGGTATTGGATAGGACAGACCAAGAAGATGAGAACCTGACTACGTGAAACAGCCTAAAGCGTACTACGATGTAAAGGGAAGCAAGGCTCGTATCGTTTGCTTGCAGGGAGGGAGTCGAAGTGGCAAGACCTATTCAGTTTTGCATTGCCTGTGCGAATGGTGCTACACGTACCAAAACTCGCAGTTTACTATAACTATCATACGCAGAAGTTTTCCTTCGCTTCGTGCTAGTGTAATGCGTGACTTCTTCAACATCATACAAGAGGCAGGGTGGTATCAAGAGAAGCACCATAACAAGACAGAGAACACGTACAATCTGTTTGGTAACCTAATACAATTTATAAGTGCCGATCAGCCCGACAAATTCAGGGGCGCAAAGCACCATTTTGTTTTTCTCAATGAGTGTACAGAATTAGCTAAAGAGGTTTTTGTCCAAATTTCTATGCGTACCCTGTATAAAATTTTCATCGATTTTAACCCGTCAGAAGAGTTTCATTGGATTTATGATACGGTGATACCTAGGGATGACTGCGACTTTTTTAAGTCTACGTACCTGGACAACCCGTTTCTAAACAAAGAGGTAATAGATGAGATTGAGAGACTCAAAGACACAGACGAGAATTACTGGAGAATCTATGGACTAGGGGAAAGGGGCATAAGCAAGGAAACTATATTTCAAACGCACGTCTACGACGAACTACCCGAGAACGCAAAGCACATAGCATACGGCTTAGACTTTGGATTCGCTGCTGACCCTGCGGCATTGGTTCGAGTTAGTCAAAGGGGAGATGAACTGTACATGGAGGAGTTGATATACAGCGGAGGCTTAACCAACCAAGATTTAGGAGAGAAGTTTAGGGCATGGAATATAGGGAGGCATGATGAAATCATAGCAGATAGCGCAGAACCAAAAAGCATAACTGAGTTATCGCGCATGAACTTTAACGTGAAGCCTGCGCGTAAGGGAGCAGACAGCATACGCAATGGCATTGACATAATGAGAAGGCACAAGCTGTTCATCAAGTCAGACAGCCTAAACTTGCAGAAGGAGTTTAGAAATTACAAGTGGAATACTGATCGTGATGGTCGTATACTTCCACAACCTAGGGACGCTTGGAATCATGGCATCGACGCTGTGAGATACTGCTGCCTTAACAAACTAGCACACAGAAACCGTTCATACTACATAAGATGAAAGTAAGCCTACCTGAAGGTTACCACGAAATAACCATAGAGCAATACCAAAACGTTTGGAAAGCATACGAAAAATCTATGAATGCTCACGAGTCAGTACGACTAGCTATCGAGTGCTTAGGAGGACTAGAGCCTGGTTCGCTAAAAAATGCACAATGGCACGAGATAGAAAAGGCAGGAGAATTACTTGCATGGTTTATTGCTGACCCTGACGCTTCAACTATGAAGCAACCATTGCAACAAAAGGTTATGCTTGATAACAGATGGTATGGGTTTATTCCTAATTGGACTACGCTAACAGTAGGAGAATTTGCAGACCTTGATACGTATTGTAACCAAGGGATGTTTGATAACCTGCACGTCATTATGTCCATTCTTTACAGACCAATTGTGCTTGAACGCCATGACAGTTACGAGATAGAAACATACGTCCCAAGCAAGGAACGAAAGGCAAAAATGCTTAACTTAAAAATGGATGTAGCTATAGGCGCATTGGTTTTTTTTTGCAACATCGAAAAGGAATTAGCCATCACTATGCAACACTCTTTGAGCAAAAAGGAGCAGACAAAAAAGCCAAAACAATTCACAGTAAATGGGGCTGGTTCTCAACTATCTACGAACTAGCCGATGGTAACGTGTCAAACATGAATGCGGTAACAGAACTTTATATAGAAGATGTACTGACGTTCCTTTCTTATGAAAAGGATGTAGCAGTACAAAAAAACATAAGCATCGATGCAAACAATACAAGACATTAACAACGCCTTACAAAATATTGTAGACAACCACGATCAGCTAAAAAGTTTTCATACGTATACCATCGATACGTTGGACATGGAAAAGTTGAACGTGACTGATTACCCGTTGCTGTATGGACAATGTACTGGAGCGACAATGGAAGGCGGGGCTACTGTTTTTACTTTCGAAATCATTGTAGGAGACTTAGTGATTGAAAAACAGCAGGAAGTCATGACTGAAGTTTACACAGAAACGTATTTAATCTTGCAAGATGTTGTATCTCAGTTCGTGTTTAACGTTAGTCAAAGCAGCGAAATCTCTAATACTTGGAGTTTTGAATTGCCGTTAAACTGCACACCGTTTACAGCTAGGTTTGATAACCTGCTTACAGGTTGGAGTACGCAGTTTGATATTAAGCTACCTACGCCATTGAATCTCTGTATTGCCCCCTATGACTAAGTTAGAAGTGCAAATAAATGTAGGCGATAATACATACTTGCTCAAGATGCCTAAGTTTTTACGAGCCGTAAACGATTTGGGAGGAAGCGTTGTGTCAAGAGCAAGAAACATTTTGTCAGAAAAAGACAAGGTAGTTACGGGTGCTTTATCAGATTCGTTAGACTTTGAAATACTAGAAACATCAACGGGAATTACTTTGTCTTTTGGTGCTAGCGTCCCTTATTGGGATTTTGTAGAGCAAGGAGTTAAAGGCGCAGCTTCATCAGAAAAAGCACCTAACAGCGAATATCAATTTGGGAGTGGGACGGGTCAGAAGGGAGCGTTGAAGCCTGCTATTAGAAAATGGATAACGGATCGAGGCATAAGTAATCAATCCTGGAGAGATAAAAAAGGAAGGTTTTTGAGTTACGATGCTATGTCGCAAAGGATAGCAAGAAGCGTTTACTTGACAGGCATTAAGCCAACAGGTTATTACGCACTAGCATTTGACCAAACCGAAAAACAAGCAGAACGAAAACTAGGCACAGCCTTAACAAACGATTTGCAAGTCTTTTATGAAAGCAACTTTGGCAAGGAATACACAATCATTTACAATATCGGATAATGGCATATAACGTAAATCAGACAAGCACAGGGTTGCGCGGTTCGTATGATGATTTAATCTACGTGTTTCAAGACACATTAAATACAGCAGAGCCTAAATACAGGTATGCTTGCTCCGTGAATATAGACGGTCAACCAAGAGCCATTCTTCGTCAGCTACCAAACAACGCAGACTGTGCGGTATTTAATCCTCGAATCATTGCAGCGCAGTTTGTAAAGCCCGATGAGAACAAGTGGTTTCTAGGTCAATCAGCAAGTAATTTACTTAGCACAAACACAAGTGCATTTAAGACAGTAACGATTATACCTGGCTATCAATACGCAACATCTGCAAATTTAGAACCTACCCTTACATTGCTTGGTGCTTCTTACCATCAAACTGTGCAATTGGTGTCAGGCAATTTTACCTTACCTACGTCAACGGTAATTGAAACGACAGACAGCGCACAGTACATACCCGACGATTCTAATGCTTTGTTTCTTTCTGATGCGCCATTGGTAGCAGGCGTATATACAAACTACGTAGTTTACGACACAGGCAAAACGAATTGGGCAGCTTTAGCCTTTATCAATACTTCCGCATCTACTGCAACCTATGTTAGAATTCGATACTTTAACAACGCAACTCAATTAAGTACAACTGAAATAGAAAATAGCGTTGCCAATGGAGGTGTGCCACCAAGTAGCGTAAGCGCAGATACAGAACGCCTACTGTACTTAGGTGTAGGTACAGCGAATTTAAATGGCTATTCAGGTCAATCATCACCAGCTAATCCCGCCAATTTAAATTGGACTCATTATGAGATTACGCTATTAGACGGAGCAGGCGGTAACGCAGTATCAGCTACCTATAGGTTTGAGCGTTTAGACTGCAACAAGTTCCAACAAGCAGGAGAGTTTTACACGTTGCATTGGTGGAATAGCAAAGGCGGCCTAGACAGTTTAGTGTTCAATGGCAAGTCGCAATTAAGCCAATCAATTAAGCGAACGGAGTATAGGCAAATTGGAGGTAATAGCTATGATGCAAACGGAAACGGGGTTGATTACAACAAGTACAGCTACGAAGAAGGCAAGACGCAATCAAACATCATAACGACTACAACCTTTAGTTTAAGTACGGCGTTTGGAAATCCTGAAGTTCTTAGTCCCTTAATGATGTCGCTAATGAATAGTGAGCGCGTATACATGACAGGCAGCAATGACTACGGCACGAATTCTACGGGAGCAGATAAAAACAAAGCGGTACGAGTTGCAGTTAGCGACACATCGTTTCAACGCAAGACATCAGTTAGCGATGGTTTGACATCGTATCAAGTGCAGGTAGAAATTTCACGATTACGACCAACTAGGTAATGGTACAATTAATAGCTACTTCTCAAGACGGAAGCGACCAGGTACAATTAGACACGCCTAAAGTACCGATTCAGTTAAACTTTCATTTCCAAGACCTAGCAAATCCCTTTGCTAACCGAACGCCCTACAGCTTCAATTTTAAGCTGCCTGCTACTCGTGAGAACCTTAAGTTCTTTTCGTACTACTACGACTACAACGTTAGCTTAGGTACGTTTAAAGCAACAAAGCGAACTAACGTAGATGTCTACGACAACGGCATTTTGGTAATGTCAGGTATCATGCAACTGTTGAGCGCAACAGAAGACGAGTATACCGTAGTAGTTTTTGAGGAGTTAGCTAAACTGTTTGAGACGATTAAAGACTTGTCGTGGGAGCAACTGTTTATCACAGAGGCAGGAACGGTAGATACTGATTTAGATCACAGTCTAACGTGGACAAACATAATCGACAGTTGGACTCTAACGAATGATGTTACGTCAGGTAACGTAGGAAATGGTGTCATTGTTTATCCTCTTGCTGACTACGGCCTAAACGCAACGAACAACGCAAACAACGAAGGAACGAGTACAGGCTTCACATACAATGGCCCTGGCACGGGTATGGATAACAATAGCAACTATACTCAATCCTTAGCAGCTAAAAACTTTAAGCCTGCCATACGTATACAGTACCTAATTAAATACATTTTTGAATACGCAGGCTTTGTATACAACAGCACGTTTTTTGATAGCGCAGACTTTCAGAAGATTTATATGTTTCTTGCAACGGAAACAGAGCGCGTAAAATCAAGGGCTACATACGGATTTCGTACAGGGCTAACTACTGCTTATGATATACCGATTGCTCAAGCGGGAATATGGCAAAGCCTTGTGTTCGATTATGAAACGGGTAGTCCCTACTATGACCCTGACGGGCTAGTAACTAACGGAGTATTTACAGCACCCTATGACGGTTCGTACCTTTTAGCTACACGCTTATTCGTTAGAACAATTGCAACCACTAGTTCGACTGACTTTACAGTTAGAGTGCGTATGCAAGTAAACGGAGGGAATGCCACGAGCTATCCAATTTATTGTGACCCAACGGTAGTAAACACAGTTGATCATCAATACTGGCTAGACCTAAACGCGGGTGATGTGGTTTCTGTTTCTGCTCTTTCAAACAATTCGTTTGATACAGTACAGATTACATCAGATGTCACTAATGGGCAATCGTTTTTTAACCTCATTAATTTTTCAGGGTCAGTTGGTTTTGTCGATGTGTCTGCTAATTTTCCAAATGATGTAACCGTCGATAAGTGGTTGAAAGCCATATTCGAAAAGTTTAACTTACGCATGGTTACTGATCGAGATTCAGTAGGCACTATATATGTTGAGCCGTGGAATGATTGGTGGGACTCAGGAGAAAAAAAGGATTGGACAAACAAAGTAGACGCAGACAGCGTAACGATTGAGCCAACGACTAAGTATCAAAAAAAATCAATCACGTTTGCAGACGGCGAAGGCGATGACTTTTTGAATCAATGGTATCAGCACCATAACCAACGAGTAAAAGGAACGTACATATTTGAGAACGAAGACAATGATTTTTCTACAGGCGAAATGGAAACGAGCGATATTTTCCAGCCTTTACGCAATAGAAAAATATATACATGGATTCAAAATACAGGTACAAGTCAAGTACCTAACGTGCTTTGTCCTGCTTTTTGGGTTTGGTCTGACGGGAGCAACGGGAGCATTTACATTAAAGAATCTGTAGCCTGTAAGCCTGTGCTTGCGTATTACAACGGATTGCAAAACATAGGCAACGGAGCGACATTTAACTATGGAGGTACAGCGGGTACGACCTTTCCATATTTTGCTGAATACAATACATACGGAGTAACTACAGCTACTCAGTCTTTAAGGTGGGGCTATTCTTACCCTGACAATTTAGAAATGCCTGCGGTAGGAGGATACACAAATAAATATCTGTTTACTACGTACTGGCTACGTATGATGAACGAAATCTATAGTGATCAAAGCCGATTGATGACCGCCAATTTTTCGCTGAACGCTACAGATATATATGATTTAAAGTTCAACGATTTCCTGTATATCGAAGGTGCATATTGGAAGCTGCTAAGTTTAAAAAACTTTACGCTTGACGGGGAGAAGCTATGCAATGCAGAACTAATCAAAGTCATTGATGCACCTGCTGCTAGAATCGATGGTAACTGCGCCTTACAAGTTGACTCATTTAATGATGATGGAACGGTCAATTTCATCGATGCTAAAACGGGAGTGTCAGCACCTGCTACTGCTGAATGCTGCACAATAAATGGTTACGTTTGGAGCGAATCAGCGCAAGAATGTTTTATTTCACCAGGTAACGAAAATGGCGGCGGCGGCACAAATCCAATTGGAACTTACCCTGAACCTATTAGCGGATTTATAAACGCACAAACAGGATTGGGTATAGGGACAAACGTTCCTGTGCAGGCTTTTAATTCTACTGAAATATCGGGCGGCACATATAGCTTAGAATTGTTTGCACAAACAACGAGTGCTTCAGCAGTTGCAGCTGCAAGTAATCAAGGGCTATCGTTGTTTAATGTAGGCGATGACAGCATAACGTATATCACATACGACATTACGACAATTGAAGTAGGGGGAGGCAATGGAACGTTAGGAAACACAGCAAACTTTACGGCGCGTACAGCTATAGCTAACACAAGGTCATCAGCCGCAGTAGGTTGTACTCTACGAACAATAGGCAACCCAACAATTATAAATAATGAGAGTGACGGAGGCACACACAGCACAATCAGCATTGGCATTAATCAGCGATCGGCAGGTGCTACAGCTACGTATTCTTTGCAATGCACAGGCCAAGCAAATGTAATTGAGCAATGGTTTATCCGTGCAACAGTACAAGTAGTTCAAATCAATGATGCTGAAGTAGTTTTAGAAACGCCTGCTTACTTCAATTTGTCAAGCAATACGGCAATTACTTTAAATGTCAGCCCTACACAAACCTTAGCCTTTAACGGTGGAGGGAGTGCGCCGTCTCCTCCCCCTACCTTCACGGGGTTATTGAACGAGAGTTACGGAAGCGGAGCAGAAGCGGCATATTCCGTCAGACGTTTGAACGGCAATATTACCGAGTGCATGGTGATTCGTAGGGCATCTGATTCTACTACTCAAACGATTGGGTTTGACGGTTCAGGAAACATCAACGAGGCAGATATTATTTCGTTCTGCACAGGCACAACTTGCACGGTAAGCGAGTGGAAAGATCAATCAGGAAACGGAAACGATGCGACAGCGGCGGCGCAAGCTAACGAACCTACGATATACACGGGCGGGGCGTTGGTCAAGGAGAACGGAAAGTTGGCGTTAGACTTTGACGGGAGCAATGACGGATTCCCATTAGATACAACCTCCTTAGATATTGGGTCGCTTTCTTCCTTTACTACTGGAAAATTCAACGCAACATCAGGCTCAGGAATGATGCTAGGCTTAAGCGGTGGAGGCTCAAATAAACGTTGGTACGCTCCTTATTTAGCTAACACAAATTTTAATTTTGGATACGCGAACAGCGGAACGGCTGTAAATACAGGAGCCGATACGAATCGCCACCTGTTTACAATGATTGCGGGCACTACGTTAAACAGTATGCAAGCATGGGCAAGTTCTGCAAGTGTAGGGACGGCAACTTTAACAACGGGAATCGATAGCAATAAAAACGGAATTGGTAATTTGAACGGAACGCTTTACGGAAATTGCAATGTGCAGGAAAGCATTTTTTACACTTCCGACAAATCGAGCGTTCGCACTTCCATAGAATCCAACATAGCCGACTACTTCACCCAAAACACGCCACTACTCGACACGTATACAGGAGCGGCGGCTTGCTATTCTTTGCGATTGATGCGCACCGCCTACACGGGTGCTTTAATTCGAGTTAGACGCAGTAGCGACAATACAGAACTTGACATAAATGCGAACGTATTCGGTGAACTCGATACCGTTTCGCTTTTGGACTTCGCAGGTACGGGCGATGCGTTTTGCAAAGTTTGGTATGATCAAAGCGGAAACGCGAACGACGCGACGCAGACCAATACAGCGAACCAACCGAGAATCGTTTCCAGCGGTGCGGTGGAAGTGGAGAACGGGAAACCCGCGGTTAAGTTTGCAATTGGTTCTGCAAGTACCCTAACGACAAGCGTGAATGTATCAACCCCATTCACTTACAGTGCTATTTATATTCCATATCAAGGTTTTGCATTGGCTTTACCATCCCCTCAATTAGTTACCACAGGCTCCAACGAATGTATGGTTTTAGGTCAGATAACAAACCCAGGAGACAACGTACGGAACAAGCAGGTTGGAGTTATTGCGGTAGGAGATGGGGCAAGTTCTTCGGCTTCATCTTTTTACGACACCGCGCAACCAACCGAGGTGACCTTTACTTACACATCCGCACTTGATGTCAGTTTTTTGGGCAATAGAAACGCCGGAACCACTGGCCGTTGCAGTTTACAAGAATTTATTGCTTGGCCTGTGAATCAAGACACAACAGAACGCACAGGAATTGAAAATAACTTGAACACTTTTTACAGCATCTACTAATGGCGCAGTATATAATCGTACTCCCCGAAGGAACGCTAACAAGCGAACACCGAGCCAAAGCCATCACGCGCGAACTGTACAACATTACAGCGCCGTTGGTCACACAGGAACCCTATCAAAAAGACGGGACGGTTTTTGGCGTTATCGAACACCCTGACGGCATTCAATTCGCTTTGCAGGTTGACACGGAGTACACTATAGCTGTTAACCCATTGGCTACGCTTGAAAAGCTCATCACGCTAATGCTCGAATTGAGCGAGGTAGAAATCCGACAGCTTTCGAGCTACGTTTTAAACGCGCAATCGTTCCCGTTTGGGGCAATCGTTCCCAGTACTACAACTGTACGTGACCAGGCGTATATGATTGAACATGGTTGGTTTCCTGAAAATCCCGAATAATGAAATATTGGATTAACGCGATAGGATATGGTATTCCCTCAGCTATACGTTTAGCGCAAGACGAAGAACAAAAGGGAAAAAAAATATGGTTGCATTGGTATGGTCGATACGCCTTAAACGTTAGTGCGCTGAAAAAAATTAACTTAATACTGAAGAACCGATGAGCAAGAAAATGGACTTTGACCTAGTTGGTAAAGACAACGTTACAGGTGCTGTTGAAAAAGCTACAGAATCATTAGATGGGTTACAGGAAAAAGCAGAAGAAACAGGAAAGAAAGTTGGAAAAGGTGGTAAGAAAGCTCAAAAAGATTGGGGGGGAGTAGCAGATTTATTTTCGGGTTTGTTGCCTAGGGGTTTAACCAAAACAATACGGCAATTTAAATCGACTCAGCGATCGGTTCAACGGTTGAGCAAGGGCTTTAAAGGATTGAAAAGTGCTATTGCTGCCACGGGGATTGGCTTACTCGTTGTCGCTTTAGGTACAATTGTAGGGTATTGGGATGAAATATCGGGAGCAATAACTAGTGCGTCCGATGAAACAGATAAGCTAGTTGAAGAAAACAAAGAGTTAGTGCAAGCTGCAAACGATCAGCTAGAAGCAATAAGTGCTACTGAGAACATCTTAAAACTGCAAGGAGCGACAGAGGAGGACATCCTAGCACTTCGTATGGCAGCTACGGATGAGGCAATCGCAGCGCAAAGGGTCATGATTGATTCGTTGAAGCAGCAAAAAGAAGAGCAAGTAAAAGCAGCGCAAACAGCCAGTGATGCGGTTAAAGGCATTCTGATGTTGCTTACAATACCTGTATCAGCAGCCTTAAAGGCTGTAGATCAAATAAGTGCAGGATTGGTAAGACTTGGCGTACTATCGGAGGCAACAAATTTTGCAGATGATTTCTACGGTGGTATTGGCGATATGCTGTTTGACCCTGAAGGTGTAGAAGAAGAGGGTCAAGAGGCAATTGATGAAGCAGAAAGGAAACTTCAGCAGTTAGAAAATACACGCGCAGGCTATCAATTACGAGCAAACAAAAACGAAGCAGACGCAGAAGCTAAGGCAAAAAAAGAACGAGATGATGCGGCTAAGAAAAAAGAAGATGATGCTCAATACTTAGCAGATCGGTTACTTCAGATACAGCAAGATATGTATCTAGCAATGATTGAGGATGACATAACGCAACAAAAGGAAAGGCGCAGGTTGCAGTATGAAGCCGACCAAGCAGAACTAAAAGCTAGGGGTGCAACGTTAAGTCAGTTGTTAGTTCTAAAGCAACAGTATGATATGGATATTGCGGCTATAGACCAACAAGCACAAGACCAAAAGGACGCTAAAGAAAAAGAGCGTTTAGACAAAGAAGCACAACTGAGAGAAGAGTTACGGCAAAAAGACTTGACCGATAGGCAGCTAGAAGAAGAAGCGGCTTTTGCTGAATTTGAAAGAAGAGAAGAATTAGCAGGCACAAATGACGCTTTGGTACTTGAAGCATTTGAAGAATTTCAAAAGCAAAAAGATGCTATAGCAAAGAAGTATAATGAAAAAGAGATTCAAGACAGCCAAGAGGTAATTGACTTAGAGATTCAAGGCAGACAAGCCTTAGCTAAAGGGGTAATGGGAATCGCTAAGCAAATGGGTAAGTTAAGTGAAGAGAATAGCCAACAGCAGAAAACATTGGCTGTGGCAGACATTCTGCTTAACCAAGCTATTTCAATGGCTAACGCGGTAAGGGGAGCATCAGAAACAGCAAAAGACCCTATCTCTTTAGCCGTTCTTATTACTACTATGGTAGGCGGTGTGCTTAGTAGCTTTGCAAGTATTAAAGGAGTCTTAGCGCAAGCAGGGACATCGGGAGGTAGTGTAGGCGGCGGTGGTGGTCAAACACGCTCAGGCTTTGACACGCAAAGTACAGCACCTATGCCTGCACGTTTAGAATCACCAGGGATGCAAGCCTACGTAGTACAAAGTCAATTAGAAGGGCAAGCAATGCAAGCATCACAATTAGCTTCTAAGACTACCCTTTAATTTTACGGGTTGGTGTTACAGTCTTTTATATGTATATTATAGACACAGAACAAAGTCATGAAAAAAACAGAATTAGGTTATAACGGTTGGGCAAATCATGCTACTTGGCTTGTAGCCGTTTGGGAATACATCGATTTGTTTTCAGAAACTTATTTTGAAAATGGCGATAAGCCTGAAGATGTAAGCGAACGAGATGTTGAAGAAATGTTCTACGATTATGTCGATAATGAAATTCCTAGTAGCGGTATTATTTCTGACATGGTAAGTAACGCAACGTCAACAATTGATTGGCGGGAAATTACAGAACACGTTAAGGATCAATTACAAGATAGGATTCTAGATAATTTCTAATGAACAAGAATCGTATTGTCATGGATTATTATGAGCAATGGGGCGAAGGCTCTGAAGGCTTGGCTATGGCGATTAGTAACGTTCGCATGGATGATATAAACGCAGTAGGTCACTTAAATAAGCTGCTGAAAAACGCTGAAGAATACGCATACGATGGTAACGTATCTTACGTGGAAGATTTGCTTTATGATGCACACGCTCAGGCTATGCTTACTTCCGATCAAGAATGGATTGAGGCGTTGCTAAACCTTACGGAACAATTTTAAAAAAACAGAGATATGAGAACAACAGAACAGATTGCGCAACTTTTTGAAAACATGGGTTATGTAATTGATTACGTAGTAGGAAACACCATTGAAGTAGTAAAGGATGACGGCAGCGATTGGACAGACCGAGAATTGGATATGTTATATGATGAAGCAGGTATGTATGACAGCGTTCGAGTAAGTCAGATTTATAATGACCCTAGCGTTGCCCAAGTCGAAGTAGGGGTATAAACAACAGAGATATGGTAATAGACAGCATTGCAGACGATTTAGAATCACATGGCCTTGACGTTGAAGTTGCAACAGACATTTATATCGTAATTTTTAATGCCCAAGATTGGGTGCAAGATGTAGCGCACGATATACTTGATTCGTATGTGCGAAGGGGAAAAATAGATAACTACTTCTTTGACAACCCTAAAGACGGTGGGCTAATAGGATATGGGCCAAACGATCTGGGCGTACTTGTTAATTACTAAACAACAGAGATATGGATAGCGAAGTTTATGCAAACCCGTTTGAAGGAGAGTTACTAAAGGATTGGTGGGATGACGAAGGAAACCAGTTACTGCGTACTTACGGGTTAAAAGCCGCAATTGTTACAGGGTCAGGCGATGCTTATGTTACTATCAGACGGGATGACAATAGCTTTTCGTACAATGAGATGGATGACATTGTGATTGAGGTTGCAGAGAGTATGGAGGACTACGGGTTAACTGATGTTGGATACACCCTTTAAACAACAGAGATATGGCAGTATACGAAGCCTTAATAGCAACACCACGAAAAGAGCCATCGAACGAAAGCGAACACATTGCTTTAATTGATGACATCGCAAACATGGGTAACAACATTAGTTACCTAGAATCTACTATGGGGGATTATGGTTACGCGTTTGAATTGCTTGTGCCAAACAATATGGATGAACGGGAATTGAAGGACGAACTGCGCGACATAGTTAATTACTATGGGCTTGTACTGACCGATTTGTATTTTTTGCATTACTAAACAACAGAGATATGAAGTATTCAGTAGATATGTTTATTGGCAAAGAATCTGTAGATGATGTAATCGATTTGCTAATGATGACGAGTGATGGCTTGTATTGGGAAATGGTTGAAAATGTAGAGCGTTTTGACAATGGCGTAATCGTAACAACTAAAGATTTAAATCGTTACGACCGAGACGATTTATACGCAGTACTTGCTGAAGAGTATGGATGGAATGCGGTAACAGAATTGTAAACAACAGAGATATGAAGGTTTTAGAAAATTTTTTAAGCGGTGCAACGCAAAGCGAAGCACTAGGTGTAGTTTATTCTTGTTTGGAAGATGCAAATGCGCATTCTGAAAACAGAAAATTAGAACAAGCATTTGGGAACATTGATTATTCCTATATGCCCTACGACGCTGCGTCACACGTTACAAGTGCCGTTGGTTACAACATAGACGAAGTAATAGATGAACTAATCGATGCTTTAGATATGACTGGCTTTAGAGATATAGCTGATTTTTTATCGCAATTTTAAAAAATGGAGCGCAAACTTGTTGAACTACTTATTGAAGAAGGTTCTACTGCATGGGGAGTAGAGGCAATTAGCCTGGTAAAGTTTCCTGCAATCGAAGAGAACTTTGTTTTCTTTAGCAAGGACGGCAATACACGTGCCATGAGTTTAGCGGCTGTAGACGAAGACCAACGTACAGTAGTGGGTGCAGCTTTGATTCCTGACAAACACATTCCTAGGATTGACGAAAATACCGATGAAGAATACGATGTGTACTTCAGTAAGGAAACAGTCAAATTAGCGAGTGAGTTGTTTCTAAAGCAGAACCGAACTAACGACCATACTAAAGAGCATCTTGAAAAAGTAGACGATGTAAGCGTAGTGGAAAGTTGGATCGTAGAAGACCCTGAACTAGACAAAAGCAAAGTATACGGGTTTTCTGTTCCTGAAGGAACATGGATGGTAAAACTTCAGGTAGCTAACGATGAAGTGTGGAGCGAGATTAAAGAAGGCAAGCTGCGAGGCTTAAGCATTGAGGGCTATTTCTCAGATAAAGTAGAAGAAATGAGTAAGTCGCTATCTATGAAAAAAGTATTTAAGAAATTGTGGTTTGCTGTCAAGCGTAAATTTTACCAAGAGGTGACGCTAAGTGAAGGCTTTACGATTGCTACTGAAGATGAAAATCTTACGGCGGGAAGCGTAGTGTTTAAAATTGACGAAGAAGGATTGCCTGCTGAACTTCCTAACGGTAAGTACACTACTGAAGCAGGCGTAGAACTAGAAGTCTTTGAAGGCGTATTGACAGAGTACGATAACGAAGTAAAGGCAGTTGAAGATGCAGTCGAAGAAACGGAGATGGAAGTAGTAGAATTAAATCAGCGTAAGGTCAAGTTCTATACAGCGTACCTAAAGCGTAAATACTACAACACCTACGGATGAATCCTTTAATCGATAGAATTTGGTCTACCTGGACAAACACGAGTCAAGAAGAATTGCTTTTAATGCTACGTGAATTTCGGTTCGACTATTTTTTTGAGGACAGTTTTTTACACGCTTTAGACATTGTGGAAGAAGCGATTTTAGAGGAAGACTACGAACGAGCAATGATTATTTTTCAGGAGATGAAGCCGTCAGGTATTCTTCTCCCGAGGGACTTTGACTTGTTTATGGAAATTTTAGACGAAGCCAATTATGGGTATTAACAACCAACATATATTTAAAAAAATGCGTAACAGAAAATTCGCAGAAGACGAGGTAGTCGTTGAAGAAGAAACTACCGTGACTGAAGAAACCGTGGAAGAAAGCCCCGACTCCCACGATCAATTTGTATCAATTTTAGTTGACATGGGGCTGTCAGCAGAACAAGCTGAAGCTGTGCATACGATGGCTATGGACTTAATCGATGCAGGCGAAGGCGAAGAAACCACTGAAGAAGTGAAAGAAGAAGTAAAAGTCGAGGCTTCACGCCAACGACGAAACCGACGAAGCCGACGAGCAGAATTTTCTCGTGGGCGTTCAGCACGACCAGAGCGTCGTGAACTATCTGTAGAAGATAAAATGGAGCGACGATTGAATCGTTTAGAGCGTTCCAACCGTGCTTTGCGTAGTCAGCTACGCGAGTTTGGAGCAGCACCTGCTGCACGTGGTGTACGTACTGCACCTAATGTAGATTCTAATTCTACACCAAAGCGAAATGTGAGCGACAGCACACAGGCAGCATTGGACATGATTAATAATTTTAAGTGATGAGTAACTATTTAACACGACGAAGGCAGTTTGCTAATCCCGAATTGAGTCCTGACCCGTCAACTTACGCAGGCGTACAAGCAGCACCTTATGTTGCACCTGCCCTAAAGTTGGCAAATACCTTGACTAATAACTATGTTCGTCAAATTGACGGCATCCAAAACAAGGCTGTAATTTCTAGCTTTTCTTCTGATACAGGAGTAATCCAAGCTGCAAGCTGCGATTGGGCTGATGGCGATAACATGACTCTTGGTGAGCGAGTATTGGAACTTACCGATCTTGCAGTGATGGAGGCTTTGTGCCGTGGTACATTGCTCCCAACGTGGGCAGGTATGACTGGCGCACGGGAAACCATGACAGCAGGTAACCCTGAGTTTGTTACTTTCTCTATGGCAACGGTTGCAGGATATGCAGCACAAGGAGTAGAGAACGGAATTTGGACAGGCGGTATGGCATCAGGTCAGAAAGGATTCCTTTCAAATGATGGCGTATGGGATGGTGACGGTTATGCTGCTTCTATCTTGGGTCTTGCTACTGTAACTGAACAGGTTGTAACAGCAAATGGATTTACGGCAGCAAACATCTTGAAGACTACAGGTGCATTTCATGAAGTTTACCAAAAAGCAGTAGATACAGTTCCTGCTATTTTGAATAAGCCTGATATTGCTTTTTACTGCAATCCTAAGACAGCAGGAAACTATATGACTGCTTTAGCAATCTCTGGTTCTTTCCAAGGTGTAAATATGTCAGGAACAAATCAAGGCTTTGAGTCTTTGCAATACTTGGGTATTCCAATTCAGGTTTGCCAAGGTATGCCTGCTGATGCTTTGATTTTGACGTACCGTGAAAACTTGGTGGTTGGTTCTAACTTGAACACAGACTACACAACTGCTCAGTACATTGATGCTTGGCAGTTTGACGGTTCAGACAACATCAAGATTGCTATGCGCTTTGGATGTGGTGTACAGGTAGGTGTTCCTGCTGATTGTGTCGTGGGTGCTTATACTGCCGTAATTGGTTAATTAGTATAAGATGCCGTGCGAAATTTCAAGCGGACGGATAGTCGATTGTAAAGATCAGATTGGTGGAATTAGCCGTGTATTCATAGGCAACTATGCAGACATGATTAATAACGCTACGTGGACAGCAGTAACTAACGATACAGTTACTGAGATTGCCGCACAAGATTTTTATCAATTCGACGTTCGACCAGAAACAAGTTCTATGACAGTCACTTACGCAAGTGACCCTGCCAATGGGACTACGTTTTTCGAACAAGCATTGTCTTTGACATTCCAAAAATTGGATGCTACAGATATTGCTGATATACGCGCGCTGTGCCAAGGAAGACCAAACATTTGGGTTGAAGACAACAACTCTAACGTGTGGTTGCTAGGTGCAGAATTTGGATGTAACGTGACGGGTGGAAACCTTGTTACAGGCACATCCTTTGCAGATTTGACGGGTTACACTATTGACTTCTCAGGACGAGAATCCAACCCTGTATGGATTGCATCACCAGGTGCAGTCGGTACTCCATTGAGTGGGGTTACAGGTGTAACAGTCTTATAAATTTGTTTGTGGGTTAGATGAAAGGGGGGGGAGGTTTTGCTTTGCCTTCCCCCTTTTTTAATGAAAGGAAAAGAACATGATACAGCTTACTAACGATTCAGGTTACCAGTCATTCTATCTAAAACTAGATGGGTATGATTCTACTAGTATAACTAATGTTCGAGTTACGATAGTAAGCCAATTAACGGGGAAGTCTACAAATTTTGGATCAGTCACGCCAACAGCATCAAACGGTAGGTACACAACGATTCAAATACAAATAGCAGACAGCCCGAAAATCGTTGAAGGTTTGTATCTATTGACAGTTAAAAATGATGCAAACAATGTAACTTACGCAAAGCGACTTGCGTTTGTTTCAAGTACACCTGCGTTTGAAGAAGCAACCTATACACCGTATGAAGATACAGATGGAAACGCCTATAATGTTTACGCACCATGAATAAGCAGAACTTATCAATTTTACAATATGAAGCTACTAACGTCCCTCTTTTTCGAGAGAGTCAAAACAAGCTGTGGATTGATATGGGTGTTGACAATTTATACCCACATTACTTAGAAGAATTGTTTGCTAGTTCGAGTATGCACGGTGCAATCATTAAAGGCGCAAGCGAAATGATTTACGGTGAAGGCTTAAACGCAATTGGTAAAGACAAACACGTAGAGCAATGGCTAAAGGTTAATTCTATTTTTGGTGATGGTACTTGTTTAAAGAAAGCAGCGTTTGACCTAAAGCTATACGGTCAATGTTTCTTGAACATCATTTGGTCGCAAGACAGAACTACTGTAAGTCGAGTATACCATTTGCCTGCTTCTACTATGCGTTGTGGTGTTGCTGATGATGAAGATAATGTGCCTTTGTTTTATCATAAAAAGGATTGGAGCAAGCAACAAGAAGAGCCTTTAGTTATTCCTGCCTATAACACTAATGATCGGACAGCAGCATCTCAGTGTCTACAGATTAAAATGTATACACCTTTGTCGTTTTATTATGGCGCACCTGATTACCAGGCAGGTACAAATTGGGCGCAGATAGCATCCGACTTATCAGATTACCATCTCAGCACAATTTCTCAAGGCTTCTTTCCTAGCACTATAATGAGTTTCAACAGCGGTGTGCCGACTGAAGAAGAACGTGCTGAACTTGAAAGGTTAGTGTACAACAAGTTTGGGGGAGCAAGCAATGCAGGTAAAATCTTGATGACCTTTAATGACTCACAAGAAACAGCACCTACCATTGAAAGTTTCAACTTAACTGATGCGCACCAAATTTTCGATTACCTCAGCGAACAGTGTGATAAAAAAGTATTGTCAGCGCATAGGGTTACAAGTCCATTGCTTTTTGGATTGCGTGATACAGGAGGAGGATTTGGAAACAATGCCGACGAGATGAAAGAATCCTATGACTTGTTTTACAACACAGTCATTTTGCCTTTCCAACGTCTATTACTTGATGGGTTACGACCAGTGTTTGCAGCAAGTAACATTACGCTTGAATTGTATTTTACACCTATGAAGCCTGCATCGTTTGTAGAGGTAGACAATCTGTTTGACCCTGTACGAGCAGGGGATACTTCAGACAAAGATGCTAGTTACAACGGAGCGCAGATTTCAAGTGCTGTTGATGTGCTAGTTAAGGTGCAAGAAGGCTTAATTACTACCGATCAAGCTAAAGTATTCTTAGTGCAGATGCTTCAATTCACACCTGAAGTAGCGGATGCTTTGTTTCAAGAAGGCGTAGACGCAATCAAAGAAGTTCAAAAGGAAGAGGTTCAGGAAGAAGCAATTGCAGAAACGCAGTTAAAAAAAAAAGATAGCGAATTACAAAAGCGTATGCGAGCAATAGACGCTAGGCTTGGCGATGATTACTATTACGTAAAATCTGAGTTAGTCGAAGATGATTATCTCGATGAAATGCTACACGCTAAGAAGCATTTGTTTTATGCTGAATACTCAAATGTAGAAGATGTTTCTGATTACGGAGATGTAATTGGGAAAGATGACTACCTGTTTGCAGTAAGGTATCGATACGCAGAAACAGCCACAACGCCTGCACAGAGTAATGAAAGCAGGGATTATTGCGTAGAGATGATGGAACTGTCAGATGATGGGGTTATCTATCGCTACGAAGACATACAAGATATGTATTATGAAAACCCTGAATTCAATCATCCTGGCACTTCAGGTTTTGACAAGTTTACTTTAAAAGGCGGCATCTACTGTAGGCACGGATGGCAAAGAGAAATCTTTATTTACGCTCCTGACGGAGAGCCAAAAGAAATGGAGATGATAGAAATAGAGGGGAATTGGGATGATGTAATGCGTAGGGTTGGAAACAATCCTGATATAGTACAGAAGGGAGAAGAATACACAGCACCTATTGATATGCCTAATAGGGGTGCATATAACTAAACGACATGGCTACTACACTATATATTAGTTCAAGCAAGCTAAAGCGTGACACGGCTTTAGGAAGCACCGTTGATGATAACCTGTTACAGCCTTACATTAAGATTGCTCAGGACAGGTGGATTTTGCCAGCTTTGGGTACGGAATTAGAAAACAAGATTAGCGCATTAATTGACGCTGACACAGTAGGAGATGAAGGTAACGAAGCCTACGCAACTCTTTTAAACGACTACATACAGCCTTGTTTAGTGCAGCTTGCTTTCACAGAAGTTGCCTACGTAGTACGTATGAAGTTTGCAAACAATAGCGTAGTAGTAAACGGATCAGAACAAGGTTCAGCCGCAAGCCTTACGGACATTAAAGTCGTAGTAGAACAGTCAAATGAAATTGGTATGTTTTACCGTCAGCGGATGATTACGTACCTTCAGTTCAACAGCGGCTTATTTCCTGAATACACGTCAAATACTGGTGCTGATCTTTCACCTTCTCAACGAAACTACTTTGGAGGACTCAATGTTTACCCACGGATTCCCACTGACAATCAAATCAAGTCAATTGCAACAGCTTTGGGCATTAGATATTACAACTCGTAACCATTGGAAACTACAGAAATACTTAGATAATGTCAACGAAAGTAACAGATTTAACGGAGTTACAAGCAACACCTGATGATACAGATGTACTGCACATTGTAGATGTAGGAGATAATACAGGAGGCACAGCAGGGACAAGTAAAAAAATACAGGTAAGCAACCTGTTAGCTAGTGCAGGATCAGTTGATTCTGTCAATGGACAAACGGGTGTAGTAGTTCTTGATGT